GCAATTACTTTTTTGCTTTCAGCTAAATCAGCTTTAACAGCTTCAATAGTTTGATGCAATTTAGCAATTTCTTTGTTCTCATTTAAATGAGTTACTGAGAATTCGCTAGCAAATGCTTCGAATAAGCGACGACCAAACATGTTCTCACGAGCACTTTGGATGTCTTCTTTTAATTGGGTCAGTTCTGTGCCTAGATTTTGTGCTACTGATTCTTTAACAAGTTTAGCTGAACGTGCAACAAAAGCTTCTTGTAGTTTTGCTAATTTTTCTTTAGCTTCTGCTACTAGTTTAACTTTAGTTTCAACAACTGCTTTCTTGTCAGCATCGAACTCTTTGATTTCTTCAGCTAACGCTTTGATAACAAATTTTTCTAACTTAGCAGTTGCTTCGTTTTGAACTTTGCGATCTGTGCGTAATTCTTTGATTTCTTCAGCTAATTTATTAACTAAAAAGTTGTTAAATTTGCTGGCGCTTTCAACCATGTGACGTTTAAATTTCACGCGGTCTTCTGCAAGAGCTTGTTTCTCATTGGCGAACTCATTAAGTTCGGCAGTAAGACTTTCAGTAACCATTTTGTCTAGAGCTTCAACCATTACTTGTTTGTCATGAGTGTAGCGACCTGCAAACTCTTCGCGCAATTCTGCACGAACTTGTTCACGAGCCTCATTAATTTGTGATTCCCAAGCTTCGGTAATAGCTGCTTGAGTATCTTCGTTAATGATGCCACTATCTAACAATGGCTTGATAGCTGTTAACATACTGATCTCCTATTTTAATTTTAAATCTTTAATCAAGCGTGTAACCTGCTCTTTTAAATATTTTTGTACCTTTTGATCTGCGCTAGCTTCTTTTGCCATTTCGAATACCTTGTGTCCGCCACGCATATTCAACAGTCCTTCGTAAATCGCTGTTGGGTATGCATTAGGAGCACTAGGTTGCGCAACTACATCTACTGTGACTATTTCAAAGTCACTCACTTGGCCGTTACTTTCGCTAACGTTGCCGCTACCTCTAGAACTAACACCAAGTTTAACTCCACTTTCCAACATTGTTTCTACTAACTTACCCATTGGAGTAGGGAGAACCTTTAATTTACCAAAGCCGTTAGGACCGTCCATCCACATATCTGTAATCATGTGACTTACACGGTCCAAATTAATTTTCAAATCATCTGGGTGATCTACTTCGCCTAAGACGCTGTAGCCACCCTTGATTTGTTCATTAATGTTTGTTACGGCATTGCTAATTTCATTTACTGGATACACTCGTTCGTTGTGGTTTTTAACGCCACCTTGAATGAATATGCCTTTCATATAAAGATTCTTACCTTTACCGTCATGACTATCTTCTGTCAGAATTTCCATTCTAGCATTGTCAAAGGTTAAGTTTTCTTTTAAGTATGAAGCCATTGTAGTATCCTAAATTATTTTGCTACTGGACTATTTGTACTTGTTGGTGCTTGTGCAGCAGGTGCTTTTTCTTTCTTAGCAAATGCATTACCAGCTTTACCACCAGGAACATTAATATTACCCATGTTATTTACTGTTGGTTTTTTAACTGTACCACCGTTCTCTGTACCACCGCGTACGATGTTAGCAGATGAACCGCCCATATCATTTTTCTTAGCTACTGTAGATTGTTTGTTGTCAGCACCTTCAGTATTTGATGGAGCAGCTACTTTTTCTACATATTCACGAACGATAGATTCTTCAACTTCTTCTTCTTCGTCTTCTTCTGTGTCACATTCTTCAGCTTCCATGAATTCAGCTGGCGCTTCTTCTTCGCCGCCAAACATATCAGCATGCTCTGGTTCGTTTTCTTCGCCAGCCATTAAAGCATCAAATTCAGCTTTAAGTTCGTCTAATGCTGACTCTAAATCATCAACACGTGTTTCAACGTCGCCGTGCTCTTCTTCATGTGAATCTAAATCACCTGAGTTGTCGAAATCGTTTTCTATTTCGCTGTCATCGCTGTCCATTTCAAATTCGCCAGCGCCTTCTTCATCTTCTTCGCTGATACCTTGTTCATCGATAGTAACTTCATCCATGTAACCTTGTACTTTGTTTCCGCCTACTTCGTCTAAATCTGTTTCGTCGATTAGGCTTTCATAAATGTCACGTGATTTCTCAACAACGATGTTGTGGAATAATTCGCGAGCCTTATCAGTTTCATCATTAATGATGTGTTCTATTAACTGTTCATACTTGTTCATAAAGAACTCCTTAAATTGTGTCTGTCTAGGTGAGATTTACGTTACGTAATATCTCTGTAATATTATTTACTGGTTTATTGAAAAATTGAAGTTAAATGCGTGTTTTTTGATTGATTCTTGTTGATAACTACCCCAGTGGAGCAACTTCCGCCGGTTTGTATTGTGATCTTACTCGTTCTAAATCTTGCTCTTTTTCTAATCTACGTACATCATTCATAATACGTAAACGATGCAACTGTGTTAATGTTAATTTAGTTTTACGCAGATCAGACAACTTTAAAGGAGTGTTATCCTCTTTTTCAGTCTGGTGCTGTTGCACTAATTCAGAATTAAATATTTCAAGTAGATTCATAATATTATTTACCTAAAATATTATAAACCTGGAGGTGCTGTAGGTGTTACTGGTACTGCTGGCTGATTTCCTGTTGCAGGTAATGCACCTGGTTCTACTCCTGGAGCTGGTTCTGCAGTTAAATCAGGCATTTCTAAATTACTCATGTCACTTTCAATTCCAGCTGGTGTAACATCAACTGCACGTAATCCAGCATCAGTATCAGCCACACCAGGAGTTTCGTTATGCTCTTCATCCCATAAATCACTGTTACGTTGCATTTCTTCTTCGCTCAGATCTAAATAACGCTCTAATAGGAAACGTTTACTTAGATAAGGTGTTTGCTCCAATGATGTAAATGCCTGTATACGTGCCGCATCTACTTCTGCTTGGCGATATTTGGCAAAGTTTTGTGGTTCATTAAAGCGCAATTCAAATAGCTGACCATCAATGTTAATGCCTCTCCAACGCATGAACATTTTAAACTCGTTGTCTAGTTTTTCAACTATCATAGTTTGTAAACGCATACAATATTGATTAAAACGCCATTCTTGGATTAGTGCTGTAGTCGACTTACCGTCGTTAAATGTAGATGAACTGTCATCACTGCCCGTGGGCAAATAGCTGCTAGGAATACGCAAGCCACGGAACATTTTGTTAGTGAAGAAACGTAAGTCTGTAATTTCACCTAAGTTACTACCGCCTGGTAATGGCTCAACGCTTGATCCACGACCTTCTGCGGTTACTGGAAAGAAAAAGTCTTCATTTGTGCTTAATGGATTGTAAGTAGCATCCATCATATTTTGTCCGCCACCTGTTTGTGTAGGTATACGACGTTGATGTACTTCATTTTTAATACGATCCACAAAGGCCATGGCCATGTGTGTGGGCATATTACCTACGTCAATTTTAAATACACGACGTTCCGGTGCACGTTGTACACGATAGATAATAATAGCGTCTTCTAACAGTTCTTTTTGTTTAAAGATTTTAAATATGCTTTCAAGAATACTAGTACCAAAAGGCCAGTTTACATCTAAGCCCTCTGTTAGACTAATATGCACTACATGTTCTGCATCTAGCACTGCTTCGTTTTGCGCATGACTAAAGCGTGAACCGCCACTATACGGAACATTTGGTTGTACGTATGAACCGGAACCACCGCTACCACCTTGTTGCGGGTGATTTGTGTAGGTATCGCTCGAGCTTAATGCTGTCGCAGTTAAGTTTTGAAAGTTAAGATTAAGATTTTTAATTACGTATTGTTCTGGCTCTTTGCCTTCTGCTTCGTTAACAATAACTTTGATTACACTGCCCATTTCTGTCCAGTATAATTTAAATGTTTCTGGATCACGTAAGAATACTTGATCACCATATTTTAATGTATTACGTACAAGTTTAAATAGACGTTTGTTTAATTGATTTAGATTAACCCATTGTAGCAGTTGATCTTTAAGTAGTTTAACTTCGTTGTCTGTTGGTTTTTCTTTAAAGAATAAATCAAAGCCTGTGCCATTTTCTGTATTTGGCTGTGTGCAGAATTCTGCAATAATATCAAGAGCAGCATTAACTTCACTGTCCATGTCCATTTGTTCATACTGATTGTAACGCTCAGTACGATTTGGATGGCCAATATACACTTCGGGCAATTGGCTTTGATAGTTACGATAGCTCGGATCTGCAGAATTGTTAATTCCACTAATTGGACTTAGTTGTCCGCCAGTGTTTGCAGTTCGGAAGTGCTTTTTCCATGACATAGTTATATTCTCTTTACGATAGTGTATTTATAGCTTAATAGCTGTTCTGCAATATTCCTGACGATATAGCATTATTTTTTTGCATTGTAGTTAAAATACTTTGCAACAGAGTAATTTGTTGTTGTTCTGCTGGATTAGCAGTAGCAGAAGGTTTTTCCATAGCTTTTTTAAGTGCTTCAGCATTAGTAGCCGGTATACTATGTAATTTTGCCTGTTCAGCGGCTAACTGTTGTGCTGACACACTAGTCAACGGTTTAGGTGCAGTTGATTGAGTAGTTGCTCCGGTAGCAGCTGCTGCAACTGTGCTTGCAGCAGACTCGTCTTTCATAATGGCTTTGCCTAATTTCTCGCCACCTTCACTACCACCCCAGTATCCTAATGCTCCGCCTATTAGCCCGCCAACTACTGTACCCACTGGTCCTGCTACTAGTGTACCTAATGCGGCACCAGCTGTGGCACCACCCCAAGCTCCACCGGCGCCTAATGCGGCACTACCAACTATACCGCCTTCTTTTTCGCGTTTTTGACCTTTGGTTAATGTTGCATCATTTTCTGTATCGTAGATATCACTTGCGGCCATAGCAGTTCCAAATACTGCACCAGCAATACCACCAAATTTTCCAAACGTCTTTGCACTGCTAAGAGCAGATGATGCAGTAGGAGCTTTGGCAAATTTACCCGAGGCATCACGATAACGGCCATCTTTATCGTATCCACCTGCGCCTGGGCCGCCTATACCACCTGGCATACCTTTTAGTCCTTTAAGCAACGACGGACCTACTAGTTGCAACACTCCAAGAATTGGTGCCGCCAATGAAAGTAGTAAAGATTTCCACGGATTGTTTTCAACCATTGTAGCTAAACTATCTAATGATTCTACAGCTTTAAAGGCAGCTTCGTATGATGCTTGAAGAGCTGTACTAAATGAATCTAAATGGGTTAATGCAATTGCTTGCATTCTTACTGCCATTTCTTGTTGTTGTGCCATTAATTCAACAGCTACGCCGCCTGCGCCTTTTGCTCCTGCGGCTTGTTCAGCAGCTATTTTAGCTCTTTCTTCTTCGGATTTTGCAAAATTTGCTGAATATTGAGTTGCTCTTAAATTTATAGCACTTGCAGCTTGCGCATCGGCACTAGTTGCCATTGCCATGCCTTTATTTGCCATTGCAGCATCGTGGGTCGATTGCATAGTGTCTTTTTGTAATCGAGCTGTTTGTTCCGCAGACAGTGTGCCATCTTGTGCTGCTTTAAATGTTTTAGTATTAAACTCAGCAATGCCTCTATTAGTTGCTTGTGCTATAGCAAGGTCTTTACTAATAACACTACCGTAAATCATATTTTCACGGAATGCTCGTTGCTGATCAGCATTCATGTTCATCATCGCATCATTGATGCGTGCTTGTTCAGTAGCCGATTTGCCATCTAATATCTGTTGGAATGCTAATGTATCGTTATCTTGGCGAAGTTTTTCTTGCTTAGATTTTGTATCTTCTCCGGTTAGATCAGACAGCACTTTCATATTTTTTGCATATTCTTGAGTCTGTGCTGCTATTTGTTCGTTTGATGCATTTAGTCTTCTCGAAGGACCAGCCATAATAGCCATTGTTGTTGCATACGCATCGGCTTGTTCTTCTAAGCCCATGCCCAGAGCAAACATTCCGTTACGTGCTGCATCGCCGCCTTTTTGCATAGCAGCAGCCATACGTTTACTGCCTTCTGCTACTCCAAGACCCGATCTTGCAAAAGTATCTCTATTTTGAACAACTACTTTAGAAAACTGTTCTAATTTCATACCGGCACTTAATGCAGTATCGGTCATGCTGATCATACCACCACTATATACTGCTCCAACTGCTGACATCGATTGGAACCCAGCGATTAGTTCCTTAGTTTGTGCAAGCATAAACCCAATACCTGCTTTAGCTAGTTCGGATACTGTATTGCTTAATGCACCTAGTGCTTCACCTGCGATTGTGGCACCAATGCCAAATTTACCTACATTGCCGCCGGCACCAGCTGTTGCAGCACCAAACGATTTCAAAGCGTTTGCGCTACCTTGATTGGCAGTGTTAACTAGATCAACACCAGCAGTCATCATCGATGTAGCTACGTCAAATGAATCACCACCGCGTAGTGCTGTAGTAGTTGCACCTTTAAATGCATTAGCGGCACCAACAGTTAGTACCCCAGCCATGTTCCACATGCTGTCTTTTAATGCTGCATGAGCTTTATTACGAGCATTTAGTGCTTCAAGATCAGCCTTGGCATCAAGTAGAGCTTGCTTTTTACCTTGATCTGACGTTTTATTAACTTCGTCTCTGAGAGTATTTAATTGGTCTGATAATTCTTCGGCACTAACTTCGCCTTTGTTGATGCTCTTTTTAAGATCATCCATAGATTTTTTGATTTCAACAGCCGATTTTTTCATCGTACTATTGAATTTATCAACACCACCTGCTAACTCTAATATCTTTTTCTTGGCTTCAACCCCAGAGAGATTCATTTTTTTAGCAACATCTGCATAGATCTCCATTTGAGCTCGTGCTTTTTCTGATGCATTAGCAAGGGCTTCGATCCTCTGGTCTAATTCTTTTTCATCCATGGTTTTAACCTATAAATATAGTATATCAATTATATTTATAGGAATTAAACCATGGCTCAAATCAATAACGCAAATCCGTTGGCTAAACACTTTCGCCAACCTGCGCTGTATATCAAGTTAACCAGTGAAGGTCGGTTTTGGAAAGAAGGCTCATTGGAACTACCTGTAACAGGCGAACTTCCTGTATATCCAATGACCACTAGAGATGAAATTACACTACGCACACCAGATGCACTGATCAGTGGTACTAGTGTAGTCGATGTTATACAAAGTTGCTGTCCAAGTATTAAAAACGCTTGGGATATGCCTAGCGTTGATGTAGACACTACATTAATTGCTATCCGTATTGCTAGTTACGGTCCTACAATGGCTATCGGATCAACTTGCCCTGAGTGTGGAACAGAACACGATTATGATGTAGACTTAACTGCTACCTTAGGTTCCGTATCGATGCCAGATTATTCAAAAACTGTTGAACTACCCGATGGATTATCTGTTAGCCTTAAACCATTGACCTATGCTCAAATTAGCAAATCCGGTAACACTGTGTTTGAAGAAGAAAAGTTAATTCAAACACTGGCAGATCCAGATCTTGATGCCGAAGTTAGAAAAGTTAGATACACCGAACATATTAGTAAGATGGTTGAATTAAACATTGAAACTATAACTAATTGCACAGCAGCTATTACCACAGAAGACGGTGATATTGTAACAGACACAAAATTTATTAGAGAGTACTACACAAATTCTGAATCAACTGTGTTGCGTACAATACAACAGACAATTGAAGAATTAGCTAAGGCAATTAGTATTAAACCAGTTGATGTAGTATGTACTGAATGTTCAAAAGAATTTAAATTAGCCATTGATTTCGACTACGCAAGTTTTTTCGCTCGCGGCTTTTGACCTTAGATAACGATGCTATCGTAGAATTGCTTGATTCCTACGATAAAGAGTCAAAAGCCTTTAGAGAAGAAGCGTTACGTATGTGTTGGTATATGCGTGGTGGTTTAAGTTACGAAGATGCAATGTTTTTAACACAGCAAGAAAGAGATATTATCGGAAAGATTATTAAAGATAATATGGAAACGACCCAAAAAAGTGGCCTCCCGTTTTTTTAATATTAAAGCACATTTATTGTGCTTTTTTATTGACTATGATATACGTAAGCTAAGGTCATTATAAGAGCAAAAGACATTTAAGTACATTTAAGGAATGTCTAAAGACATTCGCATTTCGCTTGCGCTCATGCCTTTTCTTCTAATCTAATTAATCTAATTTACTTTGATATGTACTGTAATGCTTTTGACTTTAGAACTGCTTCATCCAGATTATAGTCATACTTCACCCATTACAGGCAAAGTAAAACAGAGCGACTTCATCCGAGTGCTTCATCATACTAACTAAAAGAGATTATATTCATTTACACGGAAGCGGTCGCCCTGTACTCCCTACTCTTGCTTCTTGCGACGGTTGATGCATAATCCGTAGTTAGCCAAACTATGTCATCATATGGGTTGTATCTTTTTCACAGTGCCCAAATCATTCGGTTTTTACACCTAATTTTTATATTGTTGATTCGCTTTTTATAGCACAATACACGGTCGCCATTCAGTGTGTAGTCTAGTCTACACGTTCCACGTGCGGCCATTACGCGAGCACGATCTCCTCTGAATACAGAACTTAATCTGCAATAGGGCTTTTAACTACATTTACTGCTGAGTTGGAATTTGTTTCTGTGAGAGTGACTTGGTGTCTAGGAGCTATGTGTTTATTGTAATACGTTTAGTGTTGTTGGTCAACTGGTTTTATTAATTTTTAAATCTTTTACGGAACCCTTGCCTAATTTAATTTGTATAATACCATTGTAGTTATCTTCTCTCAACAGTACTTCTTCCATAAATTGATAATGCGCTTCCATGTAGTTAGTTTCACCACGACTTAGACATAGATGTATAATTTCGCGTTTAAACTGTTCCTTGCCTAAAGCTAGGATATCTGCTACTAGTCGACTCGAAGAACCCCAATAGTCTTTCCAATCAGTTTCAATTGTTTCTAGACGTTTGTTCTTCTTGCCTTTTAACGGTGGTCTTTTTTTGATAGTTTTAAAATACTTACGGCCAACATAATCGTAGCCGTTAGTAAGGTTGGTTATTCTATAAATGAAACCGTAGTATGCACCAATATCCTCAGAGTCAAATATTACACCATTGTACGTCCAAGGATATTCGTATGTCATACGTTATTTATTTTGCAGCCGCTGCATTTTTCTTCTCTTGGATTTCTGCACGACGAGCTTTGGCCAATTTAGCCAAGTCACCTAATGCACCACGAGCACGTGCCGCTGCGGCTTTAACACCTTTAACTTCAAATTTTTCTGATTCTGCTACGTATAATTCTACTGCTGCTAAAATATCATCATGAATTGCCATGTTTACTTCTCCTTGTTGTTGTGTGTATTTAACCACCCTGTATTGGATGGTAAAATTAAATTACTTCTACGTCAGTACTATATGATGTAAACCCATTTTCTTTGGTTACAGTCATAATGTTATTAACTCGCCCCGCAAGTTCATCTTTATGCGAAACAAGCCAAATACTTTTCTCATGCTCTCTAGACATTTTTTTAAGTATACCCAATGAACTTTCAACTCCGCTACTGTCCATGCCGCTGTCAATAAGCTCATCAATGAATAATAAGTTAATAGGATTGTATAAACTTTCCCAGACATCACGGAATGCCCACGATAAACTTAATATCAAGCGATTGCGTTCACCACGTGATAAGTTATCAAAGTCTAGTTCACGGCCTAACTCTGTAATTTCTACACTTAAATCGTTTAAGAATGTTACTGTATGTGGCAATCCTATACGATCTAAGTATTGACTTAGGCGTGCGTTTAAATGCGACAAGTTTTGATCAATAATACGTTTACGAATAAAGCTATCTTTGTTAGTTAATAGTTTCAACAAGAAGTCTTGATGTTCTTTTAACTTAACTAGCTCGTTCATAGTAGTATAATCAGTTTCTACTAATGCAGTCTGTGTCATCTCTTCGATTTGTTCATCATATGGATCAACTTCTGTAGCCTTAGCGGCCAACTGTGTTTCTAAACTAGTAATAGAACCCTTGTGATGAAACGCATCTGCTTCTTTATCGTAATATACTCGAGGTTGCGCACCAAGAGGACCAATTTCTGTTTTAGCACCTATCAGCGCCGTTAATTGTGTTTGATCAGTTTGGTACTGTGTAGTAGCAGTTTCGAGTGATGTACGTTTAGCCGCTAACACTTCTTCGTGTTTGCTATCGTGAAAATGTTGACCGCAAGCATAACAAGTATGTGCTTCGAGGTCGGCAATTTCTTTAGTAACTTTATCTATAGTCTTTTGTTCACGGGCAATATCTGCTTCGCTACGCAAAATGGCCTTGGTCAAATCATCTAAGTCTTTACGCTGTTGGTTGTAAGCAGTAAGCGCAGTGTGTGCCGCTAGCTCTTGTTCAATATCAATTTTACGTAGTTCTGTAAGGGCATTTTGTAGTTTTACTGTGTCATCTGCATGCTTGGTAGTCCACATAGTTTGCCGGCGTTTTAAGCTGTCAATTTGCTCTTGAATACGACCATTTGCGTCGGTTATAGCCTTAATATTGAACTCTTCTTGCTGTATTGCATCCTTAGTAGCACGACCCAACTCTTTAAGTTTTTCTGCCTTTTCACTTAAGACAGTGATACCAAGTAGCTGTTCAATAATTTCACGTTGGTCGTTAGATTTAAGACTAAGGAATGGTTCGGTGTAGGTATTAAGCGCAACAATGTGTTTGAACATATTGTGCGACATGCTTAACAAACGTTCAATTTCAGCCTGTGTTTCTCTACTATCGCCTTGACTTTCGTCGGTAATTTCTTTTTCTTCATCACCTACATAAAACTTCATTATGTTTGGCTTACGACCACGTTCAATCTTATAGTCTTGCCCGTTATGTTCAAATTCAACAGTAACCAACATGTTCTTACCGTTAGTTTTGTTAATTAAATTATCACGTTTGATATTGGTTAATGCCTGCCCAAACAGACTGTAGCTTAAGGCATTGATAATAGTTGTTTTACCAGTGCCATTACGTGCGCCACTATCATCGCCGCCTAAGTCAACGTTAACACCTAATACTAATGTCAGGTCGTTGCGGTCAAAGTCCACAGCTTGTGTTGCATTACCAACACTCATGAAGTTCTTGACTGTAAGATTTTTTATTTTAAATGTCATAATTTCTCATCATTTATTTTGTCAGGTGCTTTTGTATATTATAATACCTTTTAGGATCATAGTCAATGAAATCACAGTTAGGTTTGACTATGGTATCTAACCATTCAAGTTGTACAGCAGAATGCGGCTGTGCCAATCCAGAGTCAAGGTCTTTGTACGTGCTAATTAATCTAAAGCTACTTAAATCTTGGTCTATCCAAGGTAAATTTTTAACAGCAATGGCCATCGGACCGTCGAAATTAAAGTCATATGCTAGAGTAAACACAAAAGGTATATTTTTATTTTTTAATAGAGTTGATGCGGCTAACATATACGATTGACTGCGCTGAGTTGCTTGCCATTCTTTAATATATCTATTATGATATTCTTTTATATATTGATTGTTGCTGGAACTAGTAACCCACCAATCTTGATTATTAGATTGCACAATATTAAAATGATACACAGGATCGATCTTTGCCTGCTCTTGCCAAAATTCATCAGCTACTAAATCAATTCGTGCGGGTATAGTCCATTGAATAATTGCACAGTCGATATTTTCAGTTTCAATTGATTCTGCAACCTGCATTAATATCAACTCATTACTAGCACCGATTACAGATTTATTTTTAATCTGTAATGAATCCGACGTCATTAACTGTAATAACGTTGGCCATTTTTTAAAGTCGTTGTCGACTCCATTGCCGTCACTAATTGCTAATAAGGTTTTTTTCATTTATTTTAATAATTGCTTGTTGTATTTGTTCAGTAGACTGAAACCAATTGCGATAGTCATATACTGGAATTTCAATATTATATCGTTTTTCTATACAATAGTTAATATATCCCTGTTCGTGTAGATCAACTATATGAGATATATCAATATTTTTGTTATTTTCCAATGCAGATAAAATTAAATTGGCATGAAAGTATACACTAAAATATTTTGAATTAGCTGTAAACCAATCGGCTAACACTAATGTTAACCTATCTTCATTGATTAGTTTCATACCCAACTGGTTGATTAATTTTTTTATAGTATTAATTGGCGATATTAACAACTGTTCAAAACTCAAATTGATCGTTGATTCAGTTGGCTCCCAACCATATGACCAGTTGTGATACATTAAAGTAAAATCTTCTCGCTGAGCATAATCTTCTGCGGCATCGGACCAATTGTTTTGTACATGTTCGCTGTGATTGGCATTAAGATCCTGACATACAGCTTTGATTATGCAGGTTTGATATATTATAGGTCTAACAGCAGGGTCGATTACTATGCGTACAATCTTAGCATTTGGAAATGTTAAGTTTATTTTATCGTAACAGTCGTTATTGATCCCATTGTCGCACAGGACTACTACTTTATTATTCTTTGGGTCAATGTCGCAGTGCAGTTGGTATTCAGTCGGATCCATAAAATACGTATTGGTATACATTACAATACTATGACTGTTTCCGTCTTGACTAAAAGTTAATTCGTTATTTGATAATTTAACTGTTTGGTCTGCAAATTCACTTAATATATAGTATAGAAAATTTCCAAACCCACCAGAAGGGTAACTTATACAAATAATGTCGTTACTATCGGTGCAGAACCTCATAGATTCCTGTAGATGTCTAACAATAAGTTAGGATTATAATGATCACTGTTAATAGCTGTTAGTTGACTAGTTACAATAGTATCGATACTTTCAAATTGAATATTACCTAACATAATATCTGTGCCAATGTCAGTATGCTTGACTGGGATTAATGTAAGTTCACGTAGATTATACGTACCTACGAATGTTTCTTTAATAAACGTTGCTTCTTCGTACGAAATATCCACGTCGATGTTTACACGACAGTGCATGCCTTTTTGTAGTAGTGTTTCTGGTGTTTTTAAAATATTACTTAGGCTATAAACACGATACTTGGGCTGATCCGGCCAAGCATGAAACGTTGGCTCATTGCCCCACTCTAATATCATCATGCCACGTTCATCGTCACCTGCATCTGCATAGTTGTGCGGAAACGCATTGCCTACATAGGTAATATTCTTACCTGTTTGACGTTTATGAAAATGCCCACTGTATACATGATCAATGTGCCCGAAGTCTTCACGTCTAATCTCACCGTGTTCTGGCATCTGTACCATAGCATTCATGTAATAGCCTGGTAATTCAAAATGCCCAAACATATACTTGGCATTGATCTTAGGAATCTTTTTATGATCGTCGCCTACTAACCAGGGCACAATACTAACATCGCCCTCTTGATAGAAGTCGTTGATAATTTCAATGTTAGGAATATGTCTAGCCCATTCAGCTGACTGTATATCACGCTTGTCACGATAATATAAATCATGATTGCCCGGAATGAATATAACACGCTCAAAGGCTCGGCCCAACAACTCAAGTGCTGTTAGGCTGTAGTTTAACGTAATGATATTAATTGCCGCGCGGTTATTGTGCCAATCACCTAACATAAAGCAAACATCACAACCTTCTTCTTTAGCTTTGCTAATAAACCACTTAACAAAGTTTAAACAATCATCGTTGTGTGTTTGACTATTTGACTTTAAGCCAAAATGTATGTCAGTCAGAATTGCTGCTTTTTTAAATAAATTTGTCATATAATTAGTATACGTGAAATAACCTTAAGTTGTCTAGTGAAAGTTAGCCAAATTACCTGTTGGAATGAAAATTATCCTCGCTTAAATCTGTAATAGGATCCCAATAAGGTTGTATTAATTTAAAATATTCCGGAAATGCATCGGCGAACTTCTGCTCACGATATAAGTCCTGCCGTTTAGTCCATATTACAAATTGTTTCCATAACATAGGATTATGTTCTTGTAAAGTCAAATAACCGAGCAACTCTGTATTATTTGTCTGTGCTATTAAAGCAGTCTTGACTGATTCGGGTGCAATGTGTACTGCTAACCAAGCCGGACTGTTAACCATGTTAATATAATAAGGTCCAATTTTATCTTCAACCCATGCAGTCAATCGATCAATGGATCCTGCATTTAATACACTAACAGTAAGTGAGCCCATGGTATAAATTTCGCAATCCATGGTACCTTTAAGTCCCAGTATATGATCAGCAACTAGATTCATTTCGTCCCATTTACCTGGCCATCGCAGATACTCAAATTCTTGTTCAAGCCCGTCGATACTCATAGCAATTTCAATACGTTTGAAATTATTCCAAGCACGTTTTAATCGTTCAGTTGGATGATTGGTACAATTGGTACTATAATACAAAGTAATGTTCTTGCTTAATCCCTGCTGAACCAGGTACTCTAATAGATCTAACTGCGTGGTATTCAAGAACGGATCACCACCAAAGAAGTCAATTTTTTCTAAATTATGGGCAATACTATAGTACTGACTAAAATCCATGTGCTTAGGTGGCAGCTTAGGGATGAATTTATTCCATTGTTCAATTTTACCATTGGATCGCTCTTCAGTCTTATATTTTTCAAGATAATATAATCCTTCGGGTGTATATGAATTAGTATCCCACCCTCCGCAACTTCTACAGGCTAAATTACATACATTACTACTTTTAAATACTGCTGTTTTAGGCCCTTGTTGCCATTTACCACTACGAATAAAGTCCTCATAATCGTTAGGGAAATATTCAATTTGTCGCTGACGTAGACTTTTCTTACCAGAATCTTCTTCGGCCCAACAACGGTGACAGGCACTTGGACGATCACCGTTGATAAATTCTGCCCTAAGTTGATTTAGTTCTGCACTGTCCCATCGTTGTTCTGGAGTTAGGTCACCGTGATGCCATTCGCCAGCACCAAACGCACACGGGCTATTACGCCCGTATGGGTTCTGCCTAATACTTTGAAAGGGTGCAATACAAAAATTTGCCGGAGGCGTTTCTGGTATTAGTTGATGCAACTCAATGATTTTACTCATCTGCTCCGTGTCCGCCACCACCCCACGAACCACCGCCTTGATTCTGTCTAGTATAACTAGGTGCAAAGTTATTCATCTCTAAGATGTCATCACGAATGTTTTGATTACGCTTTTCGATGTTTAGCACACGGGTGAAGCTGTTAGTGATAGCTGCTGTGTAATAGGCAAACGGATTGTCTGATTTACTTTCGTCAAACTGTAGGCCAATTTGACTTAGTTGTAATAATGCCTGACTGCGCATTTCGTCATTGTAGGTGTACCCACGCCAGTTACTACGAGTAGCATAACGTTCACATAGCTTAACAAACATATGAGCTAACTTAGCAGTCATCTGACCGTGATCTCTACTGAATTTACCAGTTTCTAAATCGCCCTTCCAGTGACTCTTGCCTACTATAACAGGAGTTAATTCTTCAGTTACTGAATAATGAAAGAATGGGGGAAAGTTTAGTTTAACGTACTTAGTAGCACCTTTGACCTTAACTGCCGGTTCATCATATTCAGTTTCAAATAAATCCTCATCGTAAGCTTCTTGAGCTTTGGCATCGGATTTTTTCTGTTTAACTTCGTCGATAGGTATATGTTCCCATGTCATGACACGGAATACAATATCAGTTACTGGAATATTTTCCACAGGAATTGCAAATTCGTCTAATTTGCGTTTGTTACCTAATAAAAGCTCGGCTTCTTGTGCTTCTTTAGCTAACCTAGTTGCACGTGTTGCTCTTGCTTCTGCTACGGATTTTTTGTTTATTGCACTAACATTTGATACAATAGCATCGTATACGGTTACTTCTTTATTAATGAAGCTACAATATGCTAATTTACTTTTTGCTATTTCTTTTAATATGTCTTTGTTGTTGAGATAATTAATTTTACGAGCCACAGTGTTTGGTTCCTTTTAATTAGTATAACATAATAGCATTGCACTATACAACCTATTTATGCGGACAATCTTTAACTGCTACTATTTCTCCGGTAATAAATACACTATAACACAGAGGTTTTATTATGGCTCTAAATCCTACAGACGCACCCGTATACGACAATAGAGGCGGATATGTACCAGGTCAAGTCGAATCCACTAATGGTGGATACGATCCTTATGCTCCACAAAACTACACTGGCGCTTATGCTCCAAGTTTTGCCGGTGGGTATAATGGCGAACAAGTATTAAGCAGTGGTGGCGGATATAATCCCAGTAACCCAAGCGCATACTTAACTGGTACAGATTCAATTGGCGGCCAAGCTGCAGTATCTGAGAATTACAATCAGGGCGCAGATTTTAGAGGCGGTTTCTACGGAGATCAAGTTGAGGAAAGCGGCGGCGGGCATGATCCATCAAAAGATGTCAACTCCTATGAATCAGAAGCCGCAAGACGAAGCCTATTACCAGATAATGCCGCTGCGGCCGCAACAAAAAGTGATCCTTCAATAGCCATACAAGATACAAATGCTAGTTCTAGCGGTGCCGCATCGGATGATGACTGGCGAGTACGCATAAGTTTAGCAGACAAAGCAACTATCTTTTACAAAGCAAGTGGCGCAAGTCCTAATAATCTTATGGCTCCGTTAAGAGAAACTAACGGAGTTATATTTCCGTATACACCGACTATAACAGTATCGCATGTAGCTAATTACAGTCCAACTACTCCAGTACACAGTAATTATTCACAACAATTTTACACCAACAGTGAAGTAAGTGACATTACTATCGGTGGAGAATTTACTGTACAAGGCATCGATGAAGGAAAATATTTACTAGCGGCTATCTACTTTTTTAGATCAGCTACTAAAATGTTCTTTGGTAGTGGAGCAAATGCAGGTAATCCACCGCCAATTGTATTCTTGGATGGATACGGTAGTCACTATTTCCCACATGTGCCTTGTGTGATAACTAACTTTACACACACTATGCCAAACGAAGTTGATTATATACAAATTCCAGTAACAACAACTACATTAACAGAGTCAACTGTTACTCCTTCGACTCCTATGAGTGTAGTGAATCAACTTGATAATCAAGGCATGCAATTTGCACCACAGTGGGGTAGTAAAAAAGCCACTGCTGAATCGACTGTATCATCTTACAAGACAGTAACATCGTCGACAAGGGTGCCAGCAGTAAGTACGATATCAATTACATTGAAACCAATATACAGTCGTAAAAATCTGCACGATAACTTTAATCTTGATGCATTTGCCGCAGGCAGACTAATACAAACTGCTACTACAGGAGGATTCCTATAATGTCAGCGGTTACCTATAGTCAAACAAGTCCATATAGCAAAACAGACTCGTATGGATTCTTTTTAGATGTCACAACATTTAGAGATATACCGGCATTGGCTGCCGATGTAGTATATAGAATTGCTGCAACCTACAAATATCGTCCAGACTTGCTGGCATATGACCTGTATGGTGACAGTGCCTTGTGGTGGGTGTTTGCTATGCGCAATCCAAACACAATACAGGACCCGGTATTTGATTTCCTGCCAGGTACAACAATATTCATTCCTAAAAAAGAAACAATCATTGCGGCATTAGGATTATAGTAAATGGCACTTACAAAAGCTGAAATAGCTCAGCAAGCTCAACTTAAATTAGTAAATGATTTGTCTGCTGGCACTATAACGCAAGCACAATTTCAAGCCGGAATCGCAAAAATAAATGCACAATTGTTAAAAGAACAAGCTCCGACACAAGATACAGTAACAAATAAATTAGCATCTACACCACCTGCGCCTGCAGGATCAGCAGCGCAGATTAATCAGCAATACACACAATATCAAGTCAAACTAGCAAATGATCTAAAAAGCGGGAAGATAACGCAGACACAATTTCAGAACGAATTCGAAAAACTAAGGGCACAACAAAATGCAGCACTATCAAGAGTGCCCGCAGTTTCAAAAACTGAAGATGCAAGAATAGCAAATACGTCACCGGCAACCGTTGCTGATGCTACTACATCAACTGCATCAGAAGTTACAAGTGGTGAATCAACAAAAGCAACTACAGCAAATAATAAAAAGAAAAAAGCTCCTATACCTAATCCGTTACTAGCCTACCCGTCTTATACCTACGGAATAAGTTTAGCATTACTAACAGTTAAAGAATATAATGATATTGTTAGCGATGTTAAAAATTACCAATCAAATCGCGTTATCATAGCCAGTGCAGGCAGATATAACATCGACGAAGGTGCATCAATGTTTAAACGTGCACCATTCTTTGCTGAAGATTTTTACTTTGACAATCTTAATATGACTACGGTAATTGGCCTTAACGATCGTTCACGTTCAACTAATGCAATTAATTTTACATTTACTATTATTGAACCATACGGGGTTACCTTATTAAATCGAATTCTTGACCTTAGTGCTGATATTGGTTCGTTGAACTATATAGCACAGCCATATCTATTACAGATTGATTTCTTTGGCATGAACGACGCTGGTGAGATTGTTGGGATTATCCCCGATCAAACAAAACGTATACCTATTCGTATTTTAAAAATGGATATAAAAGCATCTGCAAAAGGTGCAGAATATCAAATGGAAGCATGCCCATATAGTCATTCAGCCTATGATCTATCAACAGTTACTACGCCAGCAAACTTTGAAATAACAGCTGGCACGCTTGAAAGTTTCTTACAAAGCACTGTCGAGGAAACAGCATTTGCTGACGCAAAAAAAGAACGCGAAGGATTAATTGGCAAAAACGGTCAATTTCAACAGGGTGCCAACGGACTTCTAACAGTCAGGGGAGGAACAGGCGAAGTTGTTCCGTTAACTGCTATAGGAAATGCAAGTGCAGAATCTACTAATTCTATTAGAGGCAAAGATGCATTCTATAAAGTAAAATCATATGGTGGCGCTATTAGTGCATATTATGCAGATCTCGCCGCTAGAGAAAAAACAACAGTTGCTGACAAATACTACTTTAAAGTTCACCCAGACATTATTAAAGATGGTGGCACTCAATTTAATCTTAACATTGAAACATTAAGTACAGCACAAACACCCATGGCCAGCGAAGAAAACGGAATGTCTATTAGGGGCACTCCTGGAAATTTGGATCATGGTATGCGGGTATTTGCAATTAATACAGGTACAAGTATAGATCAAGTTATTGCCTTTGCAATGCGTCATACCAAGTACTTACAAGGACAAGTACAACCAGTTTCAAAATTTAAAGACGATGCAGAATATAAAAAATATCTTGAATCACAGGCCGATGAGCCGCTGAAATGGTATAAGGTTGTGCCGACCATAAAGTTAGGTGAATATAATATAACACAAGAAACATGGGCTCGTGAAATTACCTATCATATACTTCCGTATACAGTATACAATACAAAAACACGTGAAGGACCGCAGGGAACGTGGACTGAACCGTGTAAACTACATAACTATTGGTACACTGGAAAAAACAATGATGTACTTGATTTTAATGTTGAATTTAATGCACTGTATTATACTGCCGTTACGGCATATAGAGAAAACTTATCTAAGACACAGAATCTATTAATAGATGAAACTACTAATGCAAAAATTACGCCGGAGTCGAGAGATGCTAATGCAGTAATGCCTCAGGGCAAGAAAAAGATTGTACTAAATTCACAACAACAATCAACAGGCGGCGCTGTAACAGTTGAAGCAATTGCACTAGCTGATATAGAAGCATCATTGTATACAACAGCCGGTGGCGATATGCTTCAGGCAAAATTAAAAATAATTGGCGACCCACAGTATATTAAACAAGATGATGTTTTTTATCCACCAGAAATGACTGTATTGTCGGATCAAGTTGATGGAACAGGAATAGAACCTCGATTAATTGCCAATGGTAGTCTACGTATGGACCAAGGTGAAATCTATGTACAGATAACAGTTAAAAGTCCAAGCGATATAGATGAAGCAACCGGGTTGATGAAGTTTGATTCTAAATATTCAACGAGTTTATTTTCAGGAATGTATCGCATATTAACTGTTGAAAGCACATTCACCGGCGGAAAATTTGAACAAACATTGGATGTGGTACGCTTACCTCGACAAACATCACTTGAACCAAAATATCCCTCAAAAACTGCTAATAAAGAACGTGAAGTTGAAGCAGTAACTCCGGCACCAACCGATGTAGCCGCGGCTAATGTTGCATCTACTGCAACAACAACCGGTGATGATAAAGCACCGGGTAGTGCACCAGTCGAAGATACTACACCACCAGTGCAAACTGCTGAAGAAAAGGCGTTAGCCAAAGTTGACGCAACTGCACCAGAGACTGCAATAACTACACAAACAGAACCAGTAGCAATACCGAGCCCAGTTCCACCAAGTGCAGAGAAATTAGCATTAAAAGCTACATCAGATCAAGCCAGAGCCGCAAGAGATCAGGCACAATCTGCAGCAAATGCTGCGTTAGATGCAGTTGCGCAAATTGAATCTAGAATTGAGACTATACGTGCTAACCTTGATAGATATCCCGACAGAGTAGCACGGGGAGTATTAACACAAGCCGAAGCTGACCCATTAATTGCTAATAATCAACAATCCTTGGCTCTAGCACAGAATCAGTTAGCAACTGCACAAGCTAAGTATGCACCTTTAGATGCAGCCAATAAAGCCGCACAAACTGCATACGTTAACGCATTAGATGCATATACAAGAGCGGCTTAATCAAAAATAAGGAAAGTAATAAATGGCAATAGATCACAGAGTCGGTAGTAAAGTAGTTAAGCATCTGCGCAGAGAAGATGCTGCCGCCACTAGAGTTGACCCGCACCCATACATTGGTATTGTTAAAAACAATCTTGACCCAACACGTGCCGGCCGACTACAAGTATGGGTTCCGGATTTAGGTGGCGACCCAGATGCACCATCAAATTGGCGCACAGTTAGCTATGCTAGTCCGTTTATGGGCACAACTGATATCGCATCAAAATATGCAAACAAACCCAATAGTGATAATAAATTTGTAAATGTTCCACATACCTACGGTATGTGGATGGTGCCACCTGACATCGGTGTTGAAGTAATCGTAATATTCATCGCAGGTGACCCGTTACGTGGATATTTTATTGCCTGTGTTAACTCGCATGTCAGTAGACACATGATGCCTGGTTTAGCCAGCAGTAATAAGATTGATACATCGGGCGCATCGGCAGATACTAAAAAATCATATCAAAATGGGATTACTGCTCCAGTAGCAGAGTATAACGAAAATGATCTTACAGCTAGATCAAATCCAAACTTTATTGACAATCCTAAACCAATACATGAACAACAATATAGTATATTAAAAACACAAGGGTTAGATAGAGATACTGCTCGCGGCACAATTACCAGTAGTAGCCAACGTGAGAGCCCCAGTAATGTTTTTGGTATTAGCACACCTGGCCGACCGTATGCAGATGATCCGGCTAATAATCGCGAAGCATATCTTGCCAAACAAAAAGCCGGAACCTTAACTGAAGACGATTATCGTTTTTCAACTCGTGTAGGCGGCCACACGTTTGTCATGGATGACGGTGCTGTAACGGGTGAAAATCAATTAGTAAGATTGCGTACTGCTGGTGGTCATCAGATAATGATGAATGACACTGCGACTGACAATACTTTGTATATCTCGCATAGTGATGGTACAAGCTGGGTCGAATTAACTAAAGACGGTGCGGTCAATATCTATACAAATAATGGGTTTAATGTAAGAAGTGAAGGGTCTATTAATTTACATTCAGACAATAATATAAACCTTAATGCCGCTAATAAAATAAACATGAAATCAGGCAGTAAATTTCAAATTGACTGTGGTAGTTTTAACATGTTGTCTACTGGAGTAGTTACTGTTGGAGCGAACGGTACTATAGGACTACAAAGTGATTCACCTGTTAACATCGACGCCGCAAGTATATCAATGAAGGCAGCCGGAGATATTGCTCACACTGGTGAATTGATAAAACAAAACAGCGGCGGCGCACAGTCAGTTAATAAGCCAAAAGAAATACAAATTAATAATTTGTCGGATGTGGTACTTAATTCAACAGTTGGCTTATATACCAGCACCGGTAGTTTATCTTCGATAGTCACAGTTGCTCCTACGCACGAACCATATAGACGAAGTGCGCCATTGCCGTTTGCAGCGGCAGAATCAATTGGACAACAACCTGCTGAAACATATACAGGTAAGACTGATGCAACTAAAACAGCCGCCGGCATAGGAGTTAAAAATCCAGCCACCGAAGTTGATCTACGAAATCAACCTACCACTGACTGTTCAATTGGCGGTCTAACTTCTGCACAAATGACAGCGTACTATGCAGTTATAGGTAAAAGCGAAAGCGGATCTCCCGGACGTGGTGGACAAGCAAACGGTGAAAGCGGATATCGATGTATCAATAGTATCGGGTTCGTGGGGAAATATCAATTTGGATATCCTGCATTACAGGATGCCAAACATGTTAAAATGTCCTGCGGTAGTAATGCACAGTTACGCAACCCAAATAACTGGATTGGCAAAGACGGCATTGATAGCTTAGAAAAATTCCTAAACAGTCCAGCCATACAAGAAGCTGAGATGTGTGCTTATACCAAACGCAACTACAAAACATTATGTAATATTGGTACTGTGACTAAAGATACTCCTCTCGAAGATGTAGCGGGATTATTAGCAGTAAGTCACCTACTAGGCGCTGGCGGTGCTAAACAATGGCGCGGCGGTAGTGGTAAAACAGATGCTTTTGGTACTACCGGCGACAATTATTTTGCCAAAGGCAAATATGCTGTTGCAGTACTAGGACCAAAAATGGCCACACTAGATCAACCAATTAAATCCACATAACCCTAGGATAAATATTATTATGGCTATTTTATATAAAGGTTTCTCAACAGTAGGCAGAAATAAAAAGTTTCGTCTAACTGACTTTGAGTTAATTAAACAAGATTTAATCAATCACTTTCAAATCCGCAAAGGTGAGAAGCTGATGAATCCTAATTTTGGCACTATTATATGGAACGTCTTATATGATCCGTTTACTCCTGAACTTAAAAGTGCTATCATAGCCGACATTAAAGCAATTGCTGCCTATGACCCACGTGTGTCGATCGATAATGTTATTGTTACTGAGTATGAAACAGGCATTCAAATCGAACTTGAACTACGCTATCTACAGACAAATCAAACAAATCTAATGAATCTAAGATTCAACAATCAAAGCAGAACACTTACCGCAAACTAATAAACTACGTACTTTTTTCCTTAAATAAATACATTATAACAGGAAATTAGTATGGCTATTACCACAAGACAAACCGGTTTATTAGTTGCTGAAGATTGGACTCGCGTCTATCAAACTTTCCGCAATGCAGACTTCCAAAGCTACGATTATGAAACACTTCGTAAGTCGATGATTGATTATTTGCGCTTATACTATCCGGAAGATTTCAATGACTTTATTGAATCAAGTGAGTTCATTGCTCTAATAGATTTAATTGCATTCTTAGGACAAAGTCTAGCATTCCGCGGCGATTTAAATGCTCGTGAAAACTTTATGGACACTGCACAACGTCGTGACAGTATTCTTAAACTTGCTAAACTAATTTCTTATAATCCTAAACGTAATATTCCTGCTAGCGGACTTTTAAAAGTTGACAGTGTAAGTACAACTGAAACTGTCTACGACAGTAACGGTATTAATTTATCCGGTTTAGTAATTTCGTGGGCAGACTCAGCCAATGACAATTGGTACGAGCAATTTACCGCGGTGATCAATGCAGGATTAATGTCAGCTCAATCTATAGGTAAACCTAGCAACAGTCAATTGATTAATGGTATAATCAATGACGAATATCAGATAAATTTAGTATCAAGCATCATTGCAACCTACAGTTTTACAACTAAAATTGAAGGCACAACTACTAAGTTTGAAATGACTAGCCCAACAAGTGCCGGTAAAACTTATATATACGAAAGTGCACCTCGTCAAAATCAACCATTTAATTTACTTTACAAAAATGATAACTTGGGCAATACCAGTGCAAATACTGGATTCTTTACCTACTTCAAACAGGGCGAATTAAAATCACTTGATTTTACATTCCAAGAAAGTACACCAAATCGTGTGTATAGTGTCAATGTTGACAATATCAATAACACTGATATATGGTTATACAGTTTAAATGCACAGGGCTTGCCAAATGCCTTATGGACACAGGTTCCAGCAGTAAACAACACCAATGTTATCTATAATAAAAGTACTAATAAATCTATATTCCAAGTCAACACTAGAGCCAGTGATCAAATTGATCTAGTATTTGGTGATGGTGCCTTTGCTAACATTCCACAGGGCAATTATAGACTGTACTACCGTGTGAGTAATGGTGCTGATTATAAAATCACCCCAGATGAAATGCAGGGAATAGTTGTACCAGTTAATTATACAAGCCGTAGTGGCAGAGTTGAAACCTTGACTATTCGTGCTAGCCTGCGCTACACTGTGGCTAATGCTAGCTCACGTGAATCGCTGGAAGAAATACGTCAGAAAGCACCTCAACAATACTATACACAAGATCGTATGGTAACAGGCGAAGATTACAACATCTTACCTTACACATTGTTCAGTAACATACTTAAAGTTAAAGCAGTTAACCGTACAAGTTCTGGTATTAGTCGTTACTTAGATGTTATTGATACAACTGGAAAATATTCAAGTACTAACATCTTTGCAGATGACGGTGTATTATATCGTGATCCGTTTGTAGGTACGTTTTCCTTTGATTATAACACAAAGAATGATATTTACAAAGCAATCTATAACAAAGTGAAACCCGTGGCGTCAGCACAAGAAACACTACATTTTTTCTATAGTAAATATCCTACTATCGTTATCAGTGACACACAGTGGCATTATTCAACAACAGTGGCCAACGGATCGACTGGTTATCTAGTTAATGCATCAGACATCATATTACAAGTTGGTGATGTAGTTGCTAATAATAACAAATACATAAAACAAAGTTCTATAATTAAATTCTCAGCAGGCACTGGCAACTATTTTGATTCACGAAATACTATTGTATATAATGATACTCCGAGCAAGCCAGGCGACAAATATTTTATATATGCATCAGTTCAACAGATTGTTGGTGATGGAACCAATGGGGGCCTGGGTAATTTAGCCAATGGCTCTGGTCCGATTATCCTGGGCGAACAAGTGCCCGATGGTGCTATAGCTGTTGCAGTATATGCGGTGTTAAATACTGAATTTTCAACTGCGCTAGTGGATAGCATAGTAGGTTATGTACAGTCATATCAAGATTTTGGTCTGCGTTATGATATTGACACTACATCATGGAAATTAATATTACCTAGTAATTTAAACACAGGTGATTTTAGTCTAACTGATGCAGGAAATACCAGTGGCGCCGCTTTAGATGCTAGTTGGTTGATCCGTTTTAAAACAGTAGGACAAACTTACACTGTGCTATATCGTGGACTTAATTATGTATTTGAAAGTGTAAAAGAAACTAATTTCTACTTTGACAATACAGTTAAAGTGTTTGACCCTAAAACAGGTCTTACTGTACATGATAACATTAAAGTATTAAAGGTAAACGCCAATCCCGATGATTCAAATCCTCTAGCATTGGATTATACATGGTACATTTATAAAAATATTATTGAAGTTGATGGTTACGAAAATCCTAATAAAATATTAGTTACGTTTTCTGATATAGATACCAATGGTATATTAGATAATCCAGAATTGTTTGAATTAATTGTTAGCCCGGATGTTGATAGCAATAGCAAATATGTATACTTTCAAGCAACCTATGGATATGATAATTTTGTTACACAAACGCTTGTCAGCAACGATCTTATCAATTCCTCTTATGCAACCCTGATAGCAGCGCAGGCAGTTAGTCAAACTTGGCCTATTGGACAATTATTTTATATTGCAGCTGAGAATAAATTTTATCAGTCTGATGCAACCTACGTATTATCTGAGGTAACCGGATATACTGCTAAAGTTGGTCGTCAAGATATATATTTCCAATATCGTCATAATAGCCCTAACTATCGTCGTATCGATCCAAGCCCAAATAATATTATTGACTTGTATCTATTAACAAAACAATACGCCACTGATTATACTGCATGGATACAGGATACTACAGGTGTAGTCGCTGAGCCAACGGCTCCAACCGTTGATGCATTGAGTACAGAGTTTAGTAGTTTGGAAAATTATAAAAATTTAACAGATACTATCATTTATAACCCTGCTAAATCCT